TTGTTTCTGGATAAACTGATTCGGTGTATTTGTATGAATACAGAGATTCGGATTCATCAGAGTCGCAGACATTACCCTGGCCGTCATATGTAGTCTTAGGGGCATAAGTTATTTTTAGCTGGCCGACAGGAGCACGATTTAGTTCAGCACTTATAATCGTATCCGCAACAATTTTCACATTGTAAATAGTCAGGTAACCGGCATCATCTTTAGCCAAGAATCCTTTATTTGCAAAAATCACCCCGCCTGTAGCTTCATTTGTCAAATAATAGGTGGGTTTAAATTGCAATGGTGGCTCCCAAACTCTGTAACCAAACAACAGCGTCGTGCCGTAACATTTAGCCCAAATTATTTTTGTTGTGAAAAATGATTGTCTGCGATCTAAAACCATGTGCATGGCTTTACCAAAAAACATCGAAGCCCAGCGAATACCGTTGTTGTCACGGTGAGATGCTTTATCGGTTTCAAAATAGTTTGGCTTGCATAGCGTTATGTTTTCATTTTCCTCATCAAGCTCTATATGCGCTTGGCCGATAGATTGATTTGTGCTGTCAAAGGTCCACCACGCTCCGGTCTGCTCAGTAAACACGGCAAGTTTCTCGCCATGACCAAAAACGGTCTTCCCTGCATCCTCCGTTGCTTGGTAAAGACTCAGTGAATATCCTTTATATTCATCTTTATCCGTTGTCGCTTCTGGCTTAGTTGCGTCATAGTCATATTCATGGCCACTATGAATCATTGCAACAACCGCAGCTGTTGCGCCGGATGGTAGCGCGTTTTTTATTTGCTGAAGTGATCTAATCAGTCTGTTTTCAAAATGTCCTGTAGCATCGCCTGGGGATATCTGTCTAATCGTCCGACCCGGGACAGCAACGTTGACCACGATGATTTTTCTAGATGGGTCAGCAAAAACACCGCGATATTTTCTCTGCAATACTCGCCAGAAATTTACAGCAGGGACGCCTAATTCTTCACCCTGGTTGTTCGCTCCTCGCGCCAATGCATCAATCGCTGGATCATTCATTGCAATAGCTGGATCACCAGTTGTTTGCGTAACACCGACCAAATCCTTCAAGACTGCCGAGCCAAGTGGGTTGAAGCTTCCCTCAATCGAGTTCCCGCGAACAGAATCACCCAACATCAACACGTTCCCAGGCTCTATCGGGTCACGTGTCAAATGACGCCACGCTTGATAGCCGCTACCCCAGCTCTGACCATTAACCACTACGATATTGTAATCGTAGATAGCTGAGGATATTTCACTACTGATAGGCTTACGTAACGACTGTGCATACAGCTTGTTCTGCATGTCCATCAACTCTAATGAGTAATCAGGCTTGCTGTTATTAATAGCCGTGTCGATCAGCACGTTACCGATGCCGTCGTAAACAATAATGTTACCGCTGGTGTTGGTCATGACAGAATACCCGCCACAAGAGAAACCTTCTTTTGAAATATTAAACGCACTAGAACCCATCCCACCATTAAGCAGAAACTCAAACAATACGTTCCCGATACTGTCTTGCAGTAATGCGCCGTATTCATTTGTTTGAAATGTCTGAAGCATACTTGAAATTCTTTCAATTACGCTTGCATCAACGATTGATCGCCCTGTAGGTGTGAGAGTTCCATTATTGTTTTTATATAAAATTACTGCTTTGCTACCGTCTTCAGGAATAACGGATACTATTGCATTATTAGGAATAGTTCCATTATCAACATCTGCCTGAGCTAGTTCCAGCGTTGCATATGGTTTACCTAAAAGCGATGCTGAATTTGATATTCCTTTAGAGGTGTAACGCTCAACCCCAAACCTATCAGCATACTTGTCATTATCAGAGCTTACAAATTCATCAATTTTACCGGCATTAAATTTTAGATCTCTAATATCTTCGCTTGGAATTGGTTTTTGCGTTGGTGTGGTAGCCATTTATTCAGTTACCTCGTAATTGTACATTTCATCGTTATATTCAGACATGGTTAACGAGGTGGTCCCGTCGCCATTGGGTTTCTTTTCGGTGATCGTCCACTTAGTCGCATCCATCTCCACCTGTGTGGCGATGACATAACGGGAGGGTGACTGCACGTTATAGCCGTCAAAAATATTGAGGGTTATTGCTGGTACTGCTGCGGTGAATCCAAACATCGTGTCGCTACGAGGAAATGCCTGAATTCTCGCGTTAGGGGTTCCATTTGCATCAGTGACGATGACAAACATGTCACCTTGCCATTCGATACGCTCACTGGTAATAAAATCATTGCCCTGTCGTGATCGGATATACCCCGCTTGCTGGTTAGAATCGTATGTATCGGCAACCTGCACCATTTGCCCGACATTCACCCATTCCCCATCGGCTAACGCCCGAATGGACATCGTCTGCCGTGAATAGAGAAGACGACGAACCTCCTTAAGTGCCCTGTCCCTGGCTTGATACGAGTTCCTGACATATAGCATGTCGAACTTCTTCGCCTTTACTGGCTCACCCTCTTCAATGGTTGAGCCGGTGATCCGATAGCGAATGAATGCCTGTTTGTTTGTTGTTGGGTTCTTGTAAGTGACCTGAACCCCATCAAAGCCACCAGGTAGGGTCATGTCATACGAAAGGCTGTAATCCTCAGCCTTGGTGTTAGCGCGGTTGAACACCGTCACCGCGTTAGGCTTGCGCTCGTCACGCGTAAACGACAACACGCCGTCATCCCAGAACGCTGTAACAGTGGCCGCATCGCAGATAGTCTGCACCCTGGCACCTAATGAGATGTCTTCATCGTCAAACGTGTAGTCGAAGTAACCAAGGCGAGGATCGGGAAGTGAAGCGGCTATCGAATACAGCTCATAAATGTCGATGCTGGATTCAGCCTGTCCGCCCATTTTTAACCAGGTGTGCAGTACAGCGTCTGCAAACGAGCGTGACGGCCTTTCGGTGTAATCGACAGCCTGGGTTGCAAGGTCATAACTGATAACGTGACGGGTGATGAGCGCGTTGTATTTCCTGTCGCGTGAACTCGTTGCCCTTTCCGTCGCCGTGACAGTGACAGTGACCAATGTGTCATTTGGGTAAGTGACGTTGTTTCGCGTTCTGACAATATGAACAGCTTCAACTTTAAGGACAGAGTGATCATTGCTGTTATTCGTTCTGACAAATTGCAATGCATAACGCCCATAGCCAGCGGCTGGAGTTATCTTGAATGTTCCGTATTTGGTGTCTGAATTCTCATCATCGTTGTTCAGACCAATGTTGAGTAGTTCAGATGTGCCGGGTATCTGGTTATTGTCATCATCAACTTTCCACCACGTCACTGTTGTCCTGGCATAATCACCATGTCCCAACTGAGCTTGAAGGTGTATCCAGAGCTGCTCCCCGGCAACCGGAGAGAATGACGGGCCAATAACCAAAGGCTCATTATCGTTCAGCGTGAATATCGTCGTGTTGATAACCGCATCACCTGGTATCTGCCCAATGTCATTGCCGCCCAGGTTTGAAAACGTAAACTCATAGAAATGTTGCGGATCTACCGGCGCACCATCATCGGTAGTTGTAGCATTGGTTAAGTCAGCAAACACGGTGATATCCCGCGTTACTGGGCCAGATACCGTGTTGTAGGTGACGTTAACCACGAATGACACTGAGTGCGGTTTCGGCAGATCATAGAAGTAGTCGAAGTCACTATTTTGCTTAATCTTTACCTGAGCCTGACCGGCAACGAATTCACCAGAAACCATATCCGTGGTTGTCGTGGCCGTTTCAGCAGGGAAGTCTTCGCTCTCGTTTGGCCCTGGCAATTCCTGACCGTCGATATCATCGAATGCGAACCCTTCGTTGATGACCGGTATGTTTTGGCCTGGCTGGAAGATCTGGTACGAGGCCCCAGCCAGCGCGCCGAGGTTCGACTCTGAATAACGAACAGACGTCACGTCATACTTACCCAGCCCAAAGTTCATCCACTCGGTCACCTTTTTATGTTGTTGGTGTACTCGAATAGCGACTCTTGGATCAGATCGGAGAATGCCCTCACCTGGCCGTAGTTATCCGGCTTTGCCTCACCATTGCGGGCAATGTTGGTTTGCCCTTTCAGGCTGTTATTCGGCGAGGTCTTGGAGTTGTTTGTGGCTGCGTTGGCGCTGGGCTGCTTGATGAGTGGCGAAAGGATTTTTTGGGTAAACTTTATTGGATTGAAGTGCTCAAGCGGGTTCAAGATTGTGCCGAGCGCACCACTCTTTGGCTGGTCAAACACGCTGATGATGTCGCCCTGGTTCAGCGGAAAGTTAAGTTCATCATCAGGTTTAAGCTTTACTCCGTTCCTCAGTATCTCAACATCGCAGTGCAGATTGGCCGATTTCAGCCAGGGGTAAAACATGCTGCCGGCTGCGAGCTTATGTCGCTCTTTCGGTATCCCCGGCACGCGCTGAACTTCGATCAACGGCATAGTCGTAAAACTCCACTTTGGTGAACACTTTTTCTAACGTCCGAAGCTTGTCGAAACGCACCTGGCCAGACTCGCCACGGCTATGGAATGCTTGGCCATCGACCACCAGACCGACATGCTTTGGCTCATCTCCGTAATACGCGATAAATATGCAACCATCGGCGGACTTTGCGGCCCGCTGCCAGAACGCAACGTCACCCGCGAAACACGTCAGGAAGTCGCTACCGGCTTCGTAGTCCGGTGTTTGGTGTATCTCAATGCCAAGCACATGGCGGTAATACAGAACGACGAGCCCCCAACAATCAGCCGCCTCAAATGAACACGCCCGATCGCGCCATGGCTTACCTTCCATCGCGGCCACAAAGTCAGCTTTATGCATTGGCTAGTCCTGGGAATTCGGTTGTGTTGTAGAGGAAGGCGATGTTGTTGTTCAGTGGGTTCTGTAGCGTCAGAGAGCAAGTGACGTCACTCTCATCCATCGACACGTCTTTCACGTACAGCGTCCACGGCTTTAGCGGTGTATTCATGTCGGCGGCATCAAAGCGCTGGTAGGTGGCGGATATCGGCGTTATCCGCGAAAAGGTGCGCCACAATTTCAACTGCTGTTTAAAGTCCTGCGCCAGTCGGCCAAACTTTACCGTGGCGTTGATTACCGGCGTATTGCTCTGCTGGCTCTCCGACACTTCCATCCTGCACGGCGTGTACACTTGTCCCGCAAACGTCTTGGGGTAAATCTGACGATTCACTAGGCGGATATAGCCGAAGGTCGAGTGATAAAACGTCATGGTGTCGTACAGGATGCGGTTTGGCCGCCGAGACTGAAATTCGCGTAACGTAGGCATTTAATACTCCGGCATATCGCGGTTAACCACCTCATCAATGATCCCCCACTGGTTCGGTGGCAGCTCAACAATGACGTCTGAGAATTCATCATCCGGGTTATAAACTTTCCGAGTGATGACGCTGGCAGTCCATGTGGCGGTGCTGCCGTTGATGTTTTGCACCGGAGGCGCGATAAAATGCAGTTCCTGCAGTTGTAAGCCTGAGCCTCCCAGATTGATCATCATGGTGAACCACTGATTGCCGTTATCCAGATAGCGAGGGCTGCGGTACCACTGTTCGAACGCCCGATCTTGAGCAAGGTTAAAAATCCAGGTTAATGACCAAGTGGTTTTGAGGTCATCCGTCAGCCGCTGGAAGATGGGCGCACCAACAGCCGGTTGATCGGTACGAAACCCACCATCAATTGAGCGTGCCTTGTTTGGCTTCTGCGCAAGTGGCAGCCAGTCGGGATAAGGTATTGCCACGGTTGTCTCCCGGTAATAAAAAACCCGCCGAAGCGGGTTGTTAGTTTGTCGCCCTGCGAGGGGCTTGGTGATTTCGTGATATGGCCTGACTCATGGGGCCGCCGTTGTCCATGTCAGCAATAAATATCTCCATAGAGAGACCACCATTCCCGTCACTGTTGACCTGGTGATCAACGAACGAGCCATTAGTGTTTGTGATGTTCACACTCACGTTTATGCCGCCGCCACTCCCCTGCATATCCTTATTGCTGATCACCTTCCCGTTATCACCAGGGATCATGTACTGACTGCCGTTTGATGCCTGGTAGATTTCAGGCATACCACCTTCGCCTACCTGGTACATACTGCCAGCAGATACTGGGCCGCCATTCTTTCGCTTACCGGCAATGCCTCCAGCTAATGCCATTGCCGCAATGACAGCTCCTATACCAATTGCTGCTGCACCGCCGAATGATCCGATGGATGCTACAATTGCCGCAGGAGTCCATGCGGCAGTTGTAGTAGCTGCCGCTGTCGTACTGGCCGTAGTTGTTGTCGCTGTCCCTGCTAC